AAACATATACGAAGATATATTCAAAAATGCACTTACTGGTGACATTTCAATTGTAGACACTAACAATCTACTTACCAATCTTCCAATCATTGGACAAGAAAAACTAAAACTACGTCTGGTAACTCCAAATGCAGATGACGATACTTCTCGTACAATAGCGGTTGACTTCACAGACACCCCATTTTATATCTACAAGGTTGCAAGTAAGGTTAGTATTAACGACAATACTAATGCATACACACTATCTTTTACAACACCAGAAGCAGTACGTTCAAATCGTATCAGAGTTAAACAAGCATTCACTGGTGAACCGTCTGTTGAAATTGTAAAGAAGATATTCAGAGATGAGGACTTACTCAATTCTAAGAAAGAATTCTATTATGAAGAAACAACAAACAACTTTAAGTTTGTTTCTCCTAACCTACGTCCATTTGATTTTATCAACAGTGTAGCAAAAAGGTGTTTATCTAAAGAGTATAACTATGCACCAACATTCTTGTTCTATGAAACTGTTAAGGGATACTGGTTCAGAACTATCGACAGTATGATGGACACTAAAAACCCAAGATTTGTATTTAAAGAAGAAACTCCAAACATTCTACCAGAGGGACATAAAAAACCAGAGGTTAACACAACACTAACAAATATTCTTAGTTACAGTCTTATGTCATCAACAGATGTAATGATGAATATGAGAAGTGGAATGTATGGTTCTAATCTTCTTATGATTGACTTGGTAAACAAAACAGTAGAAAATTTCAACTATAATTACTTTGATGACTTTGCAGAAGATAAACATGCAGATGAGTATAATCTATATGGTTCACAGAATGCACCATTGGGTTCACAAGCAAGAGATGACTACGGTAACAGATTGTCAGATTATGACCAATCAAAAATATATATGCAAGCTGTTGACAGAGAGGCCCCAAATGGGTTATACTCTGCTAGACATGATGGACAATACGACTACAGTGGTACAGATATCTGGTTACAAAGACGTATGGGTAGATTCAGTGCAATAAACTCTGCAATCAGATTAAGAATTGAAGTGCCAGGCAATACATCTCTTCAAGTTGGAGATATGGTTGGTATCGACATGAGAAACCAAGGAATGCTTGCAGAGGATGAACGTGACCCTATCTATAGTGGGCGTTATCTCATATCAAAACTAAAACACGAATTTGCACGAGGTGATGGTGTGTATAAACATCGTTCACATATGGAAGTAATTCGTGATACAGCAGTTAAACCGTTATCATCATATGGTGTTACCCATCAAGACGGTGGAAACCCAATAGACGTTCTCGTACCAACTGGTGCTGAAGACCCTAGTGATGTAACATACTAATAGGAAAGGAGGCCTATCAAACAACTCGATTCGTTATGCAGACTTTTAACTTATAAATTTAACGAGGAAAACAATGACAGCAAAACTCAAAAACAGACTTCAGAAAATGCACTTCCAAAAACAGTTAAGCAGGAGAAATGAAATTGAGACTACGAAAGACGATAAATACTATGAAGAATTATACTCTCAAAAAGTCAATGAGTTGTTAGGAATAAAAGATGAAAACATTCGCAGAACTACAAGAGGGCGTTTACGACCCGAATATATTTAAAGCAATCTTTCTAGCAGGGGGGCCTGGTAGTGGTAAGTCTTATGTTGTTCGTAGAACAACTGGTGGACTAGGCATGAAGATTGTTAACAGTGATGATGTCTATGAGAAGATGTTAAAGGATGTAGGACTAGATACTACACCAGAAGATATCTACTCAGACTTGGGACAAGACACTCGTGTTAAAGCGAAAAAGACAGTCAAGACAATGCAATCTAATTACATTGAAGGACGTTTGGGACATATCATTGACGGTACTGGTAAGGATTACGATAAGATATCCAAACAAGTGTCAATGCTCAGAGGTTTAGGATATGACTGTTATATGATATTCGTTAATACATCTTTGGATACTGCACAGGAACGTAATGCACAACGTAAACGTACACTACCAGAGAAAGAAGTTGAAAAGATGTGGAAAGAGGTTCAGAAGAACATCGGTAAATTCCAGAGGTTGTTTGGTAACTCTAATTTCGTCATCGTAGACAATAATGATGCTGGTGAGGACATATTCTCTAAAGTATGGAAACGCATCATGGTACTAGTTCGCAAAAAAGTGAACAATCACATTGCAAAAAGGTGGATTTCGCAAGAATTAGCGAAAAAAGCACGCAAATAACACCCCCTAAATTACAGTAATGCAGAAAACCCTTGTTTTTCAAGGGTTTTTTCGCCTATAAATGCCTTGACTTTTGTTATAAAAACATGTATACTATGTGTATATGATGAAAAAAGAAAGAGTGAAAATGACAATTTATTTAGATATGGACGGTGTGATTGCAGACTTCTTTGACGGTTTCGCCAAGAAGTTTGATAAGAAACATTGGAAAGAGATTCCAAACAAAGAGATGGCCATTGCAGAATTGCAAGGTACTGACTTTTTCAATACATTAGAGAAATACCCAACATCAGACGAACTAGTCGAATTTGTACAGACAGTTGCTGGTGACGATTGGGGTATATGTTCTTCACCACTAAGAGGTGACAGGGACAACTCTGCATATTGGAAGAGAGTATGGTTAACCAGAATGGGTTATTTACCAGAAGTTCAGAACATTATCTTTACTGGACAAAAAGAAAAGTATGCTACAAACAGACTTGATGGTACACCAAATATATTGATTGATGATAAACCAGACAATATTACAAGGTGGATTACCAAGGGTGGTATTGGTATTAGATACCAAGCAAACGAGGATAGTCTGGTGACTATCAAAAGAAAGTTAATTCAAGCAATCGAAGGATAAGGAGATATATGTTTAAATCATTAATATGGTTCAGTGTGTTCGTTTTTGTGATGTTATGGTTACTGGCAAAATTCGCTGGATTATAGGAAAATAAGCCTTGACATTTGTTATTAAAACATGTATAATGTAATTATAGAGTGAAAAAAGAGAGGATATATTATGACTAAGTTTGTGAAAGAAGAATTCAAGTGGGACGGTATGTACTTGATGTATGGTGGTGCCTTTGATGGTGCTAGAATGATGATGGATGTACATCCGAATGCTCATCCTAGTTGGGAAGGTAAACTGATGCCTGCGTTTGTTGCCCGTTTTAAGTATGGTTACAAACCTTGGAAAACATGGGTAAACTTTCTTGTGAAGAATGCAACTGTTGAGGAGTACATGAAACTCGCAGAAGATACTTCACCTAGACAGGCGATGGAAACACTTGGATACACTGGAAAATAAGGGAGAGATGATGATAATAGAAAATGGTAAAAAAGTTAGTAAAGGTGGTGTTCAATACGCCAAAGGTAATCGTGAAGGTAAGTGGTATAAACTTACTGAAGATGATATGGATTACAATACAAAGCATGCCTTTACAGAACAAGAATTGCGTGACGAAATAGATGCAATGGCAAAAGTTTTAGGGGCACATAAAGTAACCCTTTGGAACACAATATAAGGAGAGAAAATATGAGAGAGATAATTGGTGGATTACTAGTTGTGTTTGGTTTAATGATTGTAGCAGGTTCTGCTGGTGATTGTGATGGTAAATGTATGGAGTATGCAAACTCTATTGGAGACATGCTTAAGATTGCAGCAATTGGATTGTTTATGATGATTGTTGGTGGTATAATTCTTATCAAAAACTCTTGACAAGAGCCTCTATTTGAGGTACAATATAAACTATATTATGGAGAAAAATTATGAAAGTAATTGCATTTGACGCCTATGATGGTGTGAATACAAATGGAGCAACTTTACAAGGATATGTTACTACAACATATGATAAACTTGTAGAGGTTTTTGGTGAACCTACTTACACAGATGCTGACCCTTATGAAAAGGTTAACTGTGAATGGACTGTTGAAGCAGAATGTAGAGATGACGATGATGAAAGAGTCTATAAACCATTCTCTGTTTATTCTTGGAAGTATGGAAGAATTCCTACTGAAGAGTGTGAATGGAATATTGGTGGTAAGGACTTTGAAGCATGGAGTATTGCACATGACATTATCAGCAAATAGTTTGTTGTATAAACGGATTGATGCAGTTGATGGAGTTCTGAAACAAAAGAACCTATCTCCGTGGGCGAAGAACTATTGGAAGAAAGTTTACAACGCTCTTCAACGTCAACACAAACAAAAAGTTATATATGCACATACTCCACCATTTGATAGGGTAAATTAATTATGAGCGGTATGCATTTGATGCCTGTATATTACAACAGTAATAGTACTCGCAAGAAAAAGAAAAAGAAAGTCAATCCACAGAAGTACGAGACTCAGTGGAGGGCACACAATAAGTTTTTAAAGTCCATACGTTGTTCAGTCGTTACTCTTGAAGAGTATGTCGATTATGTACAAGGTAAGGCACCGAAATCTAAAGGGGTAAAGTGTTACGGTAGCACAAGTGATTCCAAACCACTAAGACGAGGTTCAATTCCTTGTACCCCTGCCAATAATATCCCATCTGTTGGGAATGGTATAGGTAATGCCTATAAACAAGAGATACCAGTGTATACTGGTAATGCTGTCATAGGACAAGCATATAATAAGGGTGGACTACAAGTTCTCTCATCACAAGAAGCAAATGACCCCATGACGGGCAAAAGGAGATAATAAATGGCGTTTCAAGTAATAAAAACACATAAACTGTCTGACCAAATCGAAGCACTTGCATATGATTGGGCACTCACAGATGTATGTGAATATTTTAAAGTAGAAGAAGTTAGTCAATTGACAGAAGAACAAGCAGTAGAAATGATGAACTATGCTGAGAGTGAAGAATGTCACGAACCTTATGTTGGTACGGTATTGCGAACTATGTATTATCAATGGGAAGAGGAGAACCATCAAGATGGCTAATCATGTAAGATTTAATCTAACATTTCATAAGATAAATGATGCTGCAAAAGAGAAACTAAATGAAATGTATCAACGCATTCGTAGTTCTACTGATGGAGAAGCATGGTTCAGTGATATGTTTGTTGAGGGTGATTTGACGTATGAAGATACTGAACAGTATTCTTGGACTACAGAACACATCGGCCCTAAGTGGAGTTACTTGGAAGAGTTCAGTGAACAAGACTTCTATGGATACTCAGCATGGAGTGCTCCAGAAGAGGGTGTTGTTAAACTATTAACAATTCTATCAGAGTTTGACCCTAAAATAGTGTCATACTTAACATACGAAGATGAAGGCCCAAACTTCTATGGTGCAAATGTCTATGAAGGTGATGAATTGATAGATGGTTTCGAAGAAGAGTATGATGAAGTCATTGACCGTGTGATTGAGGACTCTGAACGACTCACAAAAGAGTCATATGACACAGATACGGAAGAATGGGCAGATGATGAATCTCGTGACATTTTCGATGAGGAGATGTGGGAAGTAATCAATGATGCACAGTTATCGTTTATACATCAAACAATGGAGATGCTTAATGAAGATTGAAACTGTTCTCAAAACAGAGAATAAAACATTTATCGAAGTACTTGACCAAAAAACTGGTGAACGGTTAATAAAGGTTCATACAGAGATAACTAAATGGTTTCCAGAACCTAGTGGGGATACTGTACCAGCTTCACACAATCCAGTGAAAACGACCAGTACGGAAATCCTCTAAATAAGTGTATGGAAATGGAACAAGTTTGTTTATATGATGATAGTCAAGAAAATCGATTACAGAGTAGCGACACTATTCGTACAGGAGCGTCATTACAGTCCAGTAATGCCGAAATTGACTAAGCATCATCTTGGTGCTTATGTTGATGATGAATTAGTGGGAGTTCTAACATTGGGTTGGGGAACTAATCCAATGGGGACTATCAAGAAGATGTTCCCAGAACTTTCTACTTGTGACTATTATGAAATAGGTAAAATGTGTATGGATGAGTCTATGCCACGAAACAGTGAGTCTCAGATGCAAAGTCTGACAATTCAGTGGATGAAGAAGAACACTCCAAACGTCAAATATCTTTATACATGGGCAGACGGTATAGTCGGTAAGCCTGGATATGTGTATCAGTCTGCAAACTTCTTATATGGTGGTTTCATATGGAGCGATGTCTATGTCACAGATGAGGGCGAGAAAGTACACTTTAGAACCATTCAACGTAAGATGAAAAAAGAGATGAACAGATACGATACCAAGTATGGCCCAAGACCTTCCGATGAGAAGATGGGTGAACTTGGTTTTAGTCGTGTTTGGGGTAAGCAGTTCCGTTACATATACCCACTCAGTAAGAAGTCCAGAAAGTTATTAAAACAATCTACAATGGATTGGAATATCAACTATCCAAAAGACAAAGACTTACAATGGAAGATTAAACGCCCAGGCGAGACTTCCTATACACTATGTGATGATATGCCTTATGAACATAAAGGTGATAGTGTAGACCATAATAAAAGTAACGTGAATCGCATCGCAGATAAACACGGTACTGCAACACTTGAAGGATTTTTTTAATGTTAAAAGAAATGATAACAAAGAGTTTATATACTGCTGAAACTGTTGGTGTATATGACTTAAGCGAATATGAAAAGAATGGTGATTTTAGTCATCAAATATTGATTGATGAAATACTTGCACAAGGTGATAGAATTGGGCATGTGTCAAACGTCAAAGCACCTATGACTGAATGGAATATGTGTTTGCACAGTGAAGAGTTTGGTAAACTTGCTCGAATAATTATGAGAGAGGGTGTTATTCCTTTTCTTGGGGAAAACTATATGAACTTAGATGATATTAAAAAACACCAATATATTGTAAGTGATATGTGGGGTGCAGAGTATCGTGGTAATGGTGAGGACTTTACACAATCACACGACCATCGTGCATCCTTTTGTTCATTCTCATATTATATTCAAACACCAAAGGGTTGTCCCCCATTAATATTTGATGAGTTGAATATTGCAATCGACCCTACGCCAGGCATGTTAGTATGTTTCAAGGGTGATAATAAACATAGTGTTCCAAAAGCAAAACACGAGGGTTCTCGTATTATGATTGCTGGGAATACAACTGTTGCAAATCCAAGAGATGCAATGGTAAATATATTAAGAGAAGAAGGGTATGAAGTAAATGAGCCAGTATCAAGTACATAACCTGTTTCCCACACCACTATTTGTACATGATGGGATTGAGACAACAGAAGAACAACGTGATTTTGTATATAACACAGAATGGTATCGTCCAGAAGCAGACAATGGTTGGTTAAGTAGTAATCATTATCTCTTAGATGAAGATGTTATGAAAACATTTAAGATTAAGATTATGGACTGTATAAAATTGTTTGCACATAATGAAATTGGACTACCAGAGCAGATGACACTTAGAATGACAAACTCTTGGGCAGTCAAACATACACAAGGAGATTGGGCACAATCACATATACACACCAATAGTGTGTTCTCTGGTGTATACTATATGGATACAAACAACGATACAGGAAACATTAGTTTTCAAAGGAATGCTGATAACCATGTATTACCAATGACTGCAAGGCCTGGAGAATATACGAAAAGAAACGATTTAAACAGTGATGTATATAATGTAGATGCCATCAATGATAGGGTTGTGTTATTTCCTAGTAATTTGATGCATGGTGTAGGTACTAATAAAAGCGAATGGGATAGATACTCTATTGCATTCAACTTCTTTCCAGTGGGACATTGGGGTAGAGCTGAACATGAGTTAATATTGTGAGTGATGATGATAAGAAGGTGTTTTCCATCATGGAAGCATCAAAGGGTAAGATAGAGGAACACGACACCTTTATAGTAACACATACAACCATGGCAAGAGGGCCTAATGTTGCAGTGTTTACGAATAGAGATAGTGGTGTCGGTAGTAGTAAGTATAACGAGCCAGTATGTTTAAATCCTCGACACATACTCGGTATATATCCAGCGAATTCAAAACAAGAACATCCGTACACTGCAATACAGATGATTACGGGCGAATGGGTATATGTAAAAGAGGATATCACCACTGTCGTAGGACGGTTAAACACAGATTACAAATAGGAGAGACCATGAACGTATCACACAGAATAGATGTTCTTAAAACAAAACATAAAGAACTTCATGCAAGGGTAGAAGCTGCAGAAGCAGAGAATGCACCAGACCAATTCCTAAAAGGTATGAAGAAAGAGAAACTACGATTAAAGGATGAGATTGACCGTCTAGAGTCTGGATATGCCGGAGAAGATAGTGGATTGGAAAACTTCGCATGAAAACAAAGATACACATCAATCAACACATCATTAGGAGTAATGCAAAGACAGGGGAGCGTGAACCTGTCATCACATGCAAAACGTATAAGGAAAATAGATATGGACATGAGGTACACATCAAAGGCGACAGTAAAGTCGTGTACAGTCCAGACAAACCACTATCATGCGGTGCAAAGGTATGGATTGAGACAGAAGGGGAAGTGATTGTACTATGAGTAAACAAGTAAGATATAGTCGGTATATGCAACTAAGAATGGAAGAGGTGAGACTACACCAAGAACATGAGGAGTGGAAAGAAATACTACACAACCTTAACCCACCCCAAGGAACACCCCCATATCAAACACCATACGCCTCACATAAGAAAACAGCGATGGTATATGATATAGACGCACTCAACGATAAACTAATGGATATCGATAATAGACTAAAAGAGATAAATGAGGAACTTGATGAAAAACGGTAAAGAATACAGTGTAACGTGGAATCCAGTACATGAGAAAGGATACCCATCATTCGATGCAGTAAACAGAGATAGAGTATCAGTGACTAAGACAGTAGATATAAAGGAGTTTCCAACGTATGTATTGGTAGGAGACCTATATAACCGTATATATGATAGTATACACGATGAAGAACCTGTGAGTGACCGCTTTTTAGAAACAATCAGTAAAGAAGCGAAAGAACACATACTAGAGACCCTTACGAAAGTCGTG